AGTGCTGTTAAGGATAGGGGCTTACCACTGCTAGTAGTAAACTTTTCGAGGGTAATAGAACCGCTGTCGAATAAGTCTACCTTAGCTATGTCGCCTTCAAAATGTCGGACCTTGACATCACGAGGTTGTCGTTTCAGCCACTGTCCATAGTTCTCCCGTACAGGGGGAGCACCATTGAGCCTAGCTATTGCCTGTGGGCCTAATATAGCTAATGCTTTTCTTTTTACGTCCGGGGAGGTACTTTCCAATAGCTCGCTGTGTGACTTAACGACAGGTACGAGTGTAGAACGACAACGCCAATGCAGGGGAGGTACAAAACGTTGATCGTTGATATCGTAGACGTTGCCATCGTGGTGAGCGCAAATTGCACTAGTGCGACTATCCAGTACAGCGGTGAATCGAGCACCCTTCATCATTTCCTCATTCTGCTTTAATACTTGCAGCTGTGAAACGGTCTGAGTTCTCGTGATCGCAGTACGTACTAAGGCGGCTGACTGTGCTTCTGTTAGTCTTGTTGTTCGCACAATGTCGTTAACCATATATCGGTTAGACGCGCCTTCTCTCAGACCCTTCTTAATTTTAGTCTGAATACGTACTAGTTCTCCACTGCCTAAGGCTTGGATACGGTTGCTGAGGTTTCCCTCTCCTCGGACGTTAACACCGACAATCTCTTCTAGCACTTTAGTTGCACCCGGTCGCCTGATATTTGCGTAGGTACCTATGCTCTTCGAGAGATTGTTTGTGTTAAAATCTAATTCTGTTATGCCATAATCTTTCATGTTGTTAACCAGAAGACTATCCATCTCTTTTGTGAAACGTCTAACCTCTGGTTTTACAACATCCATAGTTTGAGTTCTATGTACCACTCCCGCACGTTCTAGAAGCTTTCTTAATTTGCTCCTATGTCTGCGCGTAACTCGTTTGGCATCGGTCTGAAGATTTTCTTCAAACTTACGAGTCATAGCAACGTGGTCTATTGTTCGATCATATAAATCTTGATTGACACTCATAGAACCCTCCTATATATGATTATAATTCGATATCCTTAAGTTCAACAGCCTTAGCACATTCTCGATTAGAGATAATGCACCAGCCATCTACAGTGATAGCTGAGACAGTAAATCCGTCTGCAGTCTTATCACCTACCTGAACCTCGGGCTGAATTGGCTTCTTTTGAGCCTTTTTCTTCGTCGGTTTAGGTATTTCAAGGGATTGTTCTTCTTTAGGGTGATCTATTATTTCTTCTGGGGCTTTATCGTCCATAAATTACTCCTTAAACATGGAAATAGCTTGTTCCATCGAGAGAGGGGTTCTCCCAAGGAACTTCTTATTTTGAGGTGTAGGTCGAACAACCACAACATTATTGGGTCTTATCTCGTCAACTAGCCATAGGCCATTTTCAGATTTTGATCCAACTTCGAGTTGTACTTGAACGGGTTCAGGAGCTTTCGGAGCCTCCACTTTTACAACCTTCGGGGGTCTGCCCGGACCACGCTTTTTAGGCGCAGTCGGGGTGACTTCTGTGTCTTTATCTGTCATCTTCATCATCCTGATTAGAGACTACCTCTGGCTTATCGACTTCCTGACTGACCAGATCATCAAGAGGTTGTGCATCTCTGCCACCCATGATTAGGTCGTCTTGGTCTATTTCGTCGAGTCCTGCTAGATCATCGTAGTCTGCATTGATTAGGTCGTTTGACTTAGCAACATCTAAGAATACTGAACGAGGAATGATTCCTTCCTGATACCACTCAGTTACTAGACGCAACCAATCTGCACCGATAGGAGCAGGGTTCAGGTCTGGTGTAAGGTTGAATGTAATATCTTCTACCTTGTACTCAGTACCATATTTCCAGTTTATCATCCAAGATAATACCTTAGCCATCTGATTAGAGACTTTAGTGGAGATAGAAGCAAGCAATGCAGATTGTCCGGCATTACGTATTTCAAGTGCAACACCTGAATCACGGCCAGTACCTGACTCTGCAGCTAGCATTCGGATACCTAAACGGGCCATTTCATTGACTGTATTCTGGATAACCATTTCCATGTCTCTAAGAGCGCGGGAAGGTGTTTCTAGAGCCTTTACATCGTCTCCTTGCTGAACTTTGATCCAAGAACCTAGTCCGGCAGATACAACATCCTCAAACTGCTCATCAGTCATGTCAGACACTACAACAGGTGTGTAAGTAGCTGCGCCTAGCAACAAGTGATTTCTTCGTGAAACCTTGTTGTACAGACTTACTTCTCTGTCGATCAGAGGCATAAGAACGGGTTCTTCACCTTCAATGTTACCATTCAGAGGTAGTGCTGGGATATAGGAAAGATATTCGTTGTTCGCCATGATCTGATCAAACGTAGCTACCAATGACCATGCACTTTGCTTGTTGTTAGCACCGTGTGAACCGCCAGTAACATTGTAGTCTTGCTGCTCAACTCCATTGATGAAGTTAACGTTTGCGCTACCTTGAGTATTGTTTAGCTCATATTTATCTATAACGTAAACGCCCATATCGTTCAAACGGTGAACGTGTACCACTTCAACGTAGTCCGGGTGTAAGGGGTTGTCTCTGTAGCTTGATTCAAACGAACGTACAACTAATGCTAGAAGACAGTCTTTCCCTGTTTGGGGGTGTGGTCCTGTTCTCCAGTTAATTACCGATTCAGCATTCAGCATGACCGGGTATGGGGCTAGTGAGTCACGTTCCTCTTTGGTCAACGCATCTACGTTAACTACTTTAGGGTGGTCTACAAGTACCCATGCTCGTGATGTTTGAAGTTCTTCAGAAAGAGCCATGTCTAAGAAAGACAACATAGATCCACCATTAGATGTGAAACTATTTTTGAGCCATTCTGAGCAGCCTTCCGGTACGTCTTTAGGAAGAACAACTTCGGGGTGCTTTCTCAGCATACCACCGATCAGCACTTTAATATACTGAGCAGTTAGACCCGGTAATTCAGCTTCTGCTTTGTAGAAAGCATATTGCTCTGGGGTCATGCTAGGTGAGAAAGGGAGCAGTATGTTGCTAAAGCTCATAGTATCCATAATAGAATCAAGCTCTTTAACTTGAGACTGTCCATTTAGCATACCTCTTGAAGTCCTCCAGAGAGGCTTTAAAGATTCGTATCTAGGACAAGGATCGCCAACCGATCTACTTCGGTTCGTTGATGTGGGGCTATTAGCCATTGTCAGGCTCCTTTAAAAATTGTGTGATTGCTTAGAACGTACTTTCTGTCCAGAAGTAACAGGGAATAACCATTCTACAGCGTATCTGATACCATCGGAAAAGTGTTCTACACCTTCGGATTTATCTATCTGTGCTGAGTCAGGATTATTCTCTTTCCATACAGTCCGCTCTAAGGACTTGATTGTATGCTTGCATCGGGGATGTACGTACATGTTAATTGCGCCAACTGCTGTCTTAAGCTGTCGGTTTACCGAGGCTACGGAATCAACCATAGGCGGCGCTTTTCTTCTAGCTAGGGTCTCTATGCCATACGATTGAAGAATAGAGAAGTCAGTACGTCCAACAGCAGCACTTGACTTTCTTGACCGACCACTAGGGTCAGGGAAAGCGGTTACTGCATGTCCTTTATCAATGCGCTTTTTGAGGGCTTTCGCTAAGGTCTCCGTATCAGGATGCCCTTGAAATTCCTCGATTATCTGTATTTGGTTTCCTCTAAGCGCAAATAAAGAGGTAGCCATGATTCCTACGTTAAAGTCGATTGCAGCGTATATATGTTCGCCTTCCTCGAAATCTTTAAGATGTTTATCTACATGGTCTGTTCTACTAAAGTTGTAGAAGACATTATTACCAGACTCATCAAATGATGCTTCGTACTCTCGCTTAAACTGGAAGAAGTCAATCGTATGTTTTGTCTTCTCAATTTCTTTCGCATCAAGGTATGGGGAGTCTGTGTATGAGTAGTGATATGATTTCCAATCTGGGTCTACTGACTCAAAATTGAACATATCGTAAAAGTAGTCTTTACCTCGGGGAGTAGAAATAACTAATGCTCTGCCGGGTGAAGCGGCACCATACTCATCGGCTCTTTCTTGTGACCAACGGGTAGTAATGCAAGGTTGTATAACACTTTCCCATGACTCTCTAAACGAGCCACCTGCACCTTTCCAAGTAGTTACCTCATCAAGTACTGCAAAGTATTGACCAGATCCTCGAAGACGTTGTGATGCTTCGTATGACCATAGTTTGAGAACTACATTGTTAGGGAACCAAAAAGTACCTGAATGCTGAGAGGACTTATCCACATACTCATCCATGCCCATCTGATAGGCAATGAGAGGGTAGTAGATGTCTACTGTCTGCTGATACGTTGGTGCGATTAAACAAACGTTCTTATTAGGTACGTCTGCGGGTAATTTCATTAGTTCTTGTACAGCTAGGATTGCTGCGATTGCTGCTAGATAAGACTTACCGAAACCTCGGGAAGCACATACTGCGGCATACCTACAATTCTGCTCTACGAAAAGATCCTTGATGATCTCTGATTGACCTTCGTGTAATGTGATGCTCATCTGATTCTCCGATAGATAAGTTTTTAGTTATAAGGTAACTGCTGCTAAGGGGCCAGAGAAGCTTCCCGCCTCTCCAACTTACCTTAACAACTGCCAAGAGACCAGAGAAGCTTCCCGCCTCTCCGATCCTGTTTGGCATACAGTTAATTCTTCGTATTTTGTTATGATAATCCCGGTATAGTTACCGTTTCAAAGTCATTAGATACCATGCTGTTTAGCTGTAGCTTGACATTGTTCTGGTCAAAGTCCATCACTTCACTTCTAATACCATTAGCATAAGAGTCTTGACCACCGTCACCCAT